TAGTAGCGGCCCACCCGGTGTAGTCTCCGCCCTGCGCGGCCATCAGCAGGCGATTGTAGAGGGACAGCAGACTAGTATTCAAAGCGCTAGACTGCTGCACCTCAATCTCTACCCCGCCATTGTCGCCCGCTATGTACAGTGGTATGACAGCACCGTCTACGCCCGTCTCATGCACAGTACGCGGCACCGCCATGCGTATGGTGATGCCGCCCAGTCCTAGGTTCTTCCCCGTGAAGGGAATTGTGACACCCAGGACCTGGTTACGCAACACGCCGGTCAGTGCCTTAAACGAATACGTCGCCCCGGTGTGACTGGCGAATACGGCACCGAGTGTAGAACCGATAGCCCCCATGAGAGCCTCCTTACACCGAGGAAATGTTCGCCGCCAAGAGTTTCCAAGTCATCTTCTGCCCGGCCGCCTGGTAGGGCTTGTCTGGGATCTTATCAAAGCTGACGCCTGTCAGAGTATGCACGCTGCCGTCTATCAGCAAAGCGAAGCTGATACTGGTGGCCGCCCAACCGAGGATGTCATCCAGGTCGGCCTGCAGCACCAGGGCGTTATAGAGGGTGAGCAACGCCTTGTGCAAGATAGAAGTCTCCTGCACCTCAATGTCCACCTCGCCGTTGGCGCCAGCAACGTAGCTGGGCATTACGGTGCCGTCGGCCGCAACGTCGTGCACGGTACGGCTGGTTGTCATACGGATGGTGATACCGCCCAGCCCGATGTTTCCGCCGGTGAGCGGTATCACAACTCCGACGATCGAGTTTTTCAGTACCCCGACCAAACTCTTGAATGAATACGTAACTCCTGCGGCCACGATGCCTCCTTAGACGTTCTTTTCTTTAGGGTGATTTCCGTTTGGGTGCGTCTTACGCCAGTAAATTTTTCGCTCTTCCGATGACATTGATGCATAACGATTGATCGCGCCTACTCTGTGCGATTCACAATAAGCTTCCTGTTCAGCAGGAGTTCTCTTAGCATGGCCAACCATTATAGCAGTACTCACTGCAGTACGCTCTTCTGGCGTTCTTTCAGCCCACATTTTCTTGGACAACTTACGATGCATGACTGAATTAGCTTTGCGTTCTGCAGGAGTCCTCGCAGCCAACGTGGCTGCGAGACTGGCACTCCTAGTTTCACGAAAGCCGGGAGCCTGCCATTGCTTAGTCGTGTTAGCACTAAGAATGACGCTGAGCGCTGCCCTTTCTTCTGGCGTTCTACGTGCATGACCACGATGAATAGCTTTTCCGATTGTCTTTCGCTCTTTAGGAGTTCTAGAATCCCAGAAGTTCTGCTTGTAGCTTGATCGGTTACGTCTTATATCTAGGTCAGCACCAAGTAATTGATTCTGACGTGTCATTTCTTCTCGGTAAGTATCATCCTCCCACCGCCGCGAAGCTGCCTGTGACAGTTTTCTTCTTGAAGCAGGCCTGTACTTATAACCGCGCATACCGCCACCGCCCATGGTTAAGTTATAGCCACCACCAAGCGGGTCAGAAACGAACGTGTGAAGCTTCTTAATGTAGTACGTTTCCATCTTGTTCAGCTTCGAAATAGAACCGTGCCAGATTACTTCCCAAGTAAATCCCTTTTCGTAACCGTTCTTACGAAGTGCACGATGAAATAAGAATGAAGAGCCGCCGCGCGCATCCTTTATATGGCCGTTCCAGCGCCGCTCAACTTGTAAACCCCCGTATTGTCCTACGTAGCCTTTTCTGTTCTTCTTATTTACAGCGTGGTAAATACAGCCTTGTGGCTCTTTCATAGCATTGTCCTTTGCAAGTCCAAAGTAAATCAAGGAAGCGCGGTGGACATTTCCGCGCTTGTCGGGCTCGAGACCCTATCCTTGAAACTTAGCCGACTACAACTCGACATACACAGCAATCATCAGGCTTTGGACCGCGCCCGCGGTTGTCACAAATGTGTACACCGGCATCGCTTGGCCGGCGTCGCGATTTGCCTTGGTCTGCTGGCTGTACGGCTGCGACTGGTTCTGATAGCCGGACGGCACGGCCTGGCCCACCTGCATACTGACTCCCGGGATGCTGACTGGCGCGCCTTCCCAAGCCGCCGTGGCCAGGAAGCCGATTGCCGACAGCACGCCACACGCCTCGTTCGCGGCCTGAATCAGCAACTGCTGCGCGGCATTGGTCTGGGCCACAGCGGGGTTGCCCTGCAGCACAGCCATCTCAGTGTTCTGCAACTCAGCCACAAGGATGGCCAGGTACAGCCACAGGTAGCTCGGCGCGCCGTTGGACATGAACCCAGGCTCCTCCAGTTGGTACGCCTGGAAATTGCCGTACACGTTGAAGCCTGAAGACACGATATTCTGGTACTGTGTCTGCGTGAGCGGCTCCGGTGCAATGCCGGCTAGGGTCTTGTGCGCCAACGTGAAGAAACTGTTAGCAAGCCCGGTCTGCAATCCCATCTCGACGCCCATGGCCGCGACAGCGGCATAGACGTTATTGGGGTAGAGGCCGCTTTGCGTAGTGGCGTACTGCCCGATGACACGCAGATTCAAAGTCTGAAGTTGCAGGGCCAGGTTACTTGGAGTGCCGGCTGGAATGGCCGCATCACTGGAGTAGGCGTAGTAGCGCGTGCTCTGCCACTGCGGGTCGGCCCACTCACTGATGTTTATGTTGTCAGTGAGCGTGGACGCGTTAACCGCCAGCCCGTACCACAGACCACTTACAGCGCGGCAAGCCGTAACGGCCTCAAGCAACGTCTCACCGACTGCGGTAATGTTCACCTCAAGCCCCGTGCCGGTTGCCGGCGAAACTGCGACCGTCGGTAGGCTGCTGGCTACGGTGTACCCAGTGCCCTGCTGCCCGGAGACACCTGCAGCCGTCAGTACCTGACCACTGATGCCGACAGTCAGCACTTTTACGGTGCCGTAGTTGCCACCGGCCTGCGTCACCGTCACGAGATCGTTCGCATTGTAGCCAGAACCAGTAAATCCGATGCTGGTCTGCGCGCCGGTGACGGCTGTTAAGGACTCCGTTGCAAGTACGCATGCCGTTGTGCTTGTAATGGTTGAAATCGTAGTTACAAGCGCCGCACCTGCTGTGCCCGCGCCCTCAACAATTACGGTGGACCCGATATCGCCCGTCACAAAATCAGCCGTAGCGCTGTCCAGCGTTGTGTCATGCAGCGTCATCGCGCCGTCTGTAACCGTGCGGCCCGCGACCGTGATGGTCTGTAGCGCAGTGAGGTCCTGACAGCCGAGGGCAAACTTGGCGGCCGCGGGCGTCTGATCAAAGTAGATCAGCGAGGCCAGGTACTCCGGGCTTGACAGCGAGAAGCCAGCAGCAAGAACCGCAGCCGGCGAGGTGAACGTCTGAACGCGGGAGTTTGCCCCGTAGCTTGGGATTACGGTCGAGGGGCCTACGAACAGGCCGATATTGAAAGGGTTCACGGCCGGGGTCGATGGCGACACCGTGACCGAGATGTCGATGATGTTGCTTAAGTCGAGAGGCGGTATCTGTGTGGACAAGGGTTTCTCCTTTATTCGGTAAGACTGGCCGCGGACCTCTCGGCTGATAAGTTTTAGGGTTCAACTACTGTGAAGTCGGCGGCCAGGCCGTCGTTGGTTTCGAGCTTGATCTCCACACTGGTGGCAATGGAATCTTGAATGGTTTCGGTTACTGCCTCATAAAAGTCACAGTGGAAGTGCGAATGCTCGTACCACTGATTATTGTGCTCAACTGGAATTCGCGTTGGCGTAGGCAGACTGTTTACCGAGTACAGATTACTCAGTGAAAACTGCTCATCGAAATAGTCCATGAAAATAGCGGAGTGAATTTGCCGCACATGATCAGTGCTATTCGGCCCATATAAATCCCAAGAGATTAACCAATCTCGAGTGTAGATCCAATTCTCAGTAACCGGCCCGGTACCAGTGAACACGCGGTCACGCGCAATCTGTGCGTACTCAGTTGCAGATGTTACGCAGTTAATGTAGCAGACATCGACCGAAGGACGCGGTACATCAGGTTGGCCCTCAGCCTGCCAATCAATGCGTACCTGCATCGGGTCGACGGGGTTGATGCCGAGCATACCGCAGGTTAGTGTTTGCACTAAGACATTAATTTCTTGCTGTGTGAGCGCGCTAGAAACTAGAGACTGCCCATTAGGGTACGTCGTCGTGGTCGGCATCAGGCGGCGTCCATTCTCACGGCAAGGCAACACCAGTAACCGCTACCCGGCACTCGATAAATGTGGCTGACACGATACTGTTCTGTGCCGTACTGGATGATATCACTGGCGGACTGGCCGGTCTGCACTGTGACGGGCCAGGTTGCGTAGAGTGGCACTGTGGGTGCTGTGGTGAATGCTAGCATTGCACCAGCCACGGTGAAATCAGTCAGCTGCTTGCCGGCGCCGTCGTACACGGTGCAGGAGAGGCCGGGCGGTGTGGTGGTAAGCGTAAACTCCGTTCCAGATCCGATAGGCACTTCACCATGAACGGACGGCACTGGAGCCGTGCCTCGTGTAGTGTAAAGCGGTATATTTGTCCAGAAGGATCTTACTGAGCCAACGCGGTCTGCCTCTGGTAACATGGCGATTTCTTTGCCGCTCGCCTGATGCACCGGGCCGAAGCAAGGTATAGAGGTTGTGGTGCTTTGGAAGCCGCCTAGGACAAAGCTGCCCGTGCTGCGCAGCACGTAGAACGGTTCGGGCGCTACCATATCAGGATCTTGCACAATCTCTTCGACGGAAATCACAAGACCCTCCTATTCTTCACGGACGATTCCGACGATACTTGCCCTCAAAGCGCCAGTATCGATCAAGGGACGGTCGCTGCCTTTACGTGCGATTGTTGCAGGTTTGTTAGGTGCCCATCCATTGCGAGCATCAGTGAACCATGCCCTTGCACAATTCTGTCCCTGAAGTGCCGCGCGTAGCATCTTCTTTTTCGCGCCCTCAGCGTCACCAGCCAAACTTAGCTTGACAGAACCGCTGATCTCTTTTGCGATTTTCTGCTTGTTGCCGTCGGCGTTGATGGCCGGCTGTAGAACGGGCCGTGCCGGAATCTTATTGATGGGGCTGCCATTTGTGTGGATAAAAAGCAATTCCGCATTGGTGACGTCGCCCAAAGCAGACTTCTGCAAGGCGGCTTTTTTCTTCTTACTGTTGGTCTTAGCGGCCATACCGAGTAGTATTGTAGTACGTTCGCTGGCCGACGCCGCCGGAACACCCACATAAGCCGCAGTTTTTGTGAGGCCCGCCATACGCTTCAAGAATGCAGCGGCGCCGCTCTTGTGGGCGAACTCAATCTGGGGGCCGGTTTTCAATACACCACCATCGGCCCCGCCCCAACAACGCACGCCATCGTTACGAGTTGTTGCCCATACGAAGTAAGCTGCAGAGCGCCCCACCCCTTCAGTGAATCTAGGGTAGCGTAGCTGACAGACACGTCACCAACTGTCTTAGAACTCTGGATGCCTCCAGCTAGCCCCTGAGCCGCAATAGTGGCTCCG